TGATGGAAAGACCTGACCCAATGATCCCCTGCAAGCCAGGGGCAGAGGATTTAACTGCGATGAATAATCGCAATACATGGCTAACAATGCTCTATATGCTGGAAGGCCGCGACAAGCCAGATCATCCACAACGCGGGCTTTACACCGGACTACACAAGAAGCACTTTTCTACGTTCCCTGGAACGGATGAGAATTAAGGAACAGATTCCTAACTGTCTATTGACTGTCCCAGTTAATGTACCTACAGAAAACGTTGCCCCTTTCAACAATGATCAAAGCATTAATTGTGAGTTCTGCCGTCGTTGGCGCTGCTGCGCTGGCATCTCCTGCCCAAGCAGAAAATTTCTACCTGAACCCTGAGTTTAACGCTGCTTTTAGTGGTTCAGATTATTCAGGATCTGTACTAGACATTGGGATTGGCTACGAGGATGGCGGCTTCTACGCACAGATTGGCCCATCAGTTTTGTGGGTTGATGGTGGCGAAACTGAAGTTGGTTTCTCTGGCAAAACCGGTGTGTCAGCTTCTGTTTCAGAAGACCTCAGTGCTTATGGAGAGGTTAGCTTCGCTAAGCACGAAGACAGCGACGCAGGCTATGGCCTGAAAGTTGGAACAAAGTACAGCTTCTGAGCTATAACTAGCTTAGGTTTTTCACACAGGCCGACAAGAGGTTCCCGAAAGGGGGCCTTTTGTTTTATCTGGAATCATCATGCAAAAAGTCTTCAATCTGCTTGGCGCTACAGCATTCCTGATGTCTGGGGCAATGCTTGTTGGAACGTTGATGCTTTACACCCGGATTCCAGCACTGACGAAGTATTACATGAGTGAGCTAACGCTAGAGCTGACAAAGGTTGTTACTGACATGATCCCATCGGTAACTGATGTGATGCCTGAACTGCCATCAGCCACAGGGCCAGCCATTGAGACACCTAAGCTCCCGTTCTGATTAGGTGCCGGAAATACCTGAAATAGGTGTGGGGCGCATTGGCGTTCCAGAAATACCAACGTGGAGAAGTATCGCGCCGCAGAGTATTCCGTCTGAGCCGCCAATTACGTTAATGCTGGGTTTTCCGATTGCGGACATACCTGGCTGCGTCGAAACAAGGAATGCACAGCCTGGCAATCCAGACGCTTATACCAACGACCCAAAAGGTAATTTCACGGTTTGCGATGGAACGATGCCGTCGTTTCCTGCTGCGTTGGATTTTACGCCTGGCACGCTGACTTATTCACGAGCCAAACCGCCAGCAGCAACGCCCGAGAAAAAACCGGCTGACAAGCAACCGGCTAAGTCCCCTTCGCCAGGTGCTCCTCCAACGCCTGACATTCCAAATGTAGGCACAGAGCTGCCATGTCCGCCACCAGACGCGATACCTATTGGCGCTAAAAACAAGCAGCAGACTGCGATTGTCACTGGTTATAAATTGATCAATGGAAAATGCGAAACACAATTCGACATGTTGGACATCCCAGCAATTGTCGGCAATTATTTGCCTGGTGGCCCTGTCGTAATGACAACCGCAACGATTGCAGCAGTCGCAACTACAACCGCCATCATCGCCAAACCATTAGGCGATATTCTGCTGAAGGCTGTCAAACCTATTGTCAAAAAGACAATCAAGAAGATTAAGGAGAAGCTTGGGAAGAAGGTTGCTGTTGAGTCGGATTGGCAACGGCGGAAGTTTCAGCGGTCTTTGAAGAAGTAGGAATTGAATGCTTGTGGGGCGGCAACACGCCTGGCGGATTAACCAGAATTACATCAGCGCAGATCTTGCTGTAGGGCGACTTGGGGTGAAACATCACACCTTCTTTCATAAGATCAGCGCAGTTTCGCAACCGCGCAATTTCGTAATTGAGACGTTTATCCGCCAAATTTGCAGTCATCAATTCGACCTGCTTCTCTGCAGCTTTACGACAAGTGCGGATATGACTGCGATCTAACGGGATTGAGATCTGTGCAGTAATGCCACCGTTAATTGAGAAGTTAGTTTTCTGTCCTGTCCTGACTGGTTTTTGGAACAAAATGCGGCCTGGATTGTCAGGTCTGCCATCTGGAACGGGATTGCCTTCTGGGTCAAACGCACCAGTCACATCAAGTGTGTCGTAGACAGGGTCGTTGTAGAACCGTTCGTAAGGATCAGACCAGCCAGTGGTTGAACTAAGGAACGGATTAATAGTCAAGCTTGCACCTTGGCATTGAACACCGTTGATGACAGATGCAAATGTCTTTGACGGAACCACCTGCACAGCCTGGTTGGTCACTGATCCGCTGCTATTAGCGACTGGTGCTGCTGTACTACTAACCTGTGCATTTACCGGACCAGCAGATAACAGCAAAAGCGTTGCGATAACTTTTTTCATTAGGCAAACAAAGCCATCTGCTCAGTGCAAACAGGAAGAACGCTTGATCCCCACTGATCACCCATTGCTTTGGCTACACCCGCAAAAGTTCTGCTGCGTTCTTTCCAGCGATTAGGCCCTGGCGGCATCATGTGAACTTTTGGTTCGCGACCCTGAACGCAATTGACAGGCTTTAGCTTTGGCAAATTATGCAACCAAAAACAGGTTGCTTTAACTTCGCCATGCCCGTACTCCCATGGCTGAATAATTTGATCTGGCACTCTTATGGCTGAACTGATTACGCTTATTGGGTTTTCGATACACCAGCGATCAATTGGCGAATCCATTAAAAGACGTACAAAGCTCAACGCAGCAGCCTGTCGTCCATCAGCAATTTTTGCTGGGAAATGCCTGCTACCGCTAACCGCTAAATCTGTGCAAGGTGGATGAGCAATCATCAAATCCCAACCTTCATGCAACACGTCTTCAACCGGGCCTTGATAATGAGGACCATCAACTTCAGTTGGCAACAAGTCGCAACTCATAGCATCGTGACCATGACTCCTGAAAGCGTCTCGTACTCTGCCGCTGTATTCGCAGGCAACAAGAACTTTCATTGCGTAAAGGTGCTGGTGGTCTCCGTAAGTGATTCAATGTCAGTTTCTCGATTAATTAACGTGTGATTTGTAAGCCCTGGCCCTTGGAGCGTTTCAACAAACGAGAATGCAGCGCCTTGGTTAACGATGTTCCAGGTTGGTCTTGATGCAGGATCAAGCCCAGTCCATTTGCTTGAAACGCCGTTCAACGTGTTTGTTGTTGTCGCCAGGCTTTGTGGAGCAAGACCCGCAGAAGACTCTATATTTGTGCCGCTAGCTGTGTATTCATAACCCGTACGATATTCGTAGGAGTTAATGACTTCAATGACTTTCGACGTTGTTTTTGTCGTGCTGGAGAGTGTACCTTGCTGAAAGTTAGGAATGATTGGTATAGCTGACGCTGGGGCAGTCAGAAGCAACAACAGCAGTATTCTCATCGAATAGTTAGCTCCTGAATAACTTGTCCTATCGCACTTGTACCCGCACCACCAGCGGTAATTGTTAGCGCACCATCGGTCGCAATTGTTCCCGCCAGAGTGCCTGCTACGCCGCCCGAAGTTGTAGTGTTGCTAGAGAAGATTGGCATCGCTGGAACTACACCAGCAGTGACAGTTGTTGAAAGCACGGCTGGAACATCATCACCTTCTATGTACGACTCTGAATACGAAAAGCTGTCACCAGCAGTAGTAATACTGTAAGCACCAGGAGTGTAACCAAGAGCGGTGCCGGAAGTAAGTGTTGCGAACTTAGGGTTAGTGTCCAAACTAATGTTAGAGCCAGATACTGCAAGTGAACTAGGTTGGCGCGTTGAGATTGATCCTGCTCCATCAACAGTTAGTGAGATTGAGGACTTAATAGCGTGCGTAATGTCCGCCGAAGCAGGACTTATCGCAAAAAACGTTAGACACGATACAAAAAAGAAACGTCTCATTTTGGCTTGGACGTAGGGGTTTGTCCTGTAATTGTAGGGTCTTCTTTTTTCTTGCCATTAGCGCGTTTGATGTTGACCCCGAAGCTAGTCATCGTTCCAGTAAGCAACGAGGCAGGGAAGGTTGGATCCATCGCTTTGACGTAACCCAGGTAGTTAAGGCTGAGCATCACGATTGACCATGTAAGAACAGCCAATTTGACAAAATCCGCCAACGGCGTTGATTCGGATTCTTGCTCCTGTTCTTGCTTAACCTGTTCTTCTGCCATGATGAAACAACGCTATTGGTCGGATGGTGGTTGAAATCTGGGCTGCTGTTGCTGGTGCGTCAATAGGCGTAGCAGCTTCTGGACTCAAAGGAGCCAGCCGTGAAGGCCAGCATGGAAGGGATTCGTTGGTACGTCTGACCTCAGCTGTAGACAATTTAGCCAGTCGTATGGATGTGCTTCATGCGGATCTAAGGGTTAGAGACCAGGAGCTATTCGCTCGAATCTCAGACCTAGAACAGAATGTTGCACGGCTTGAGGGTCACGCAAATCGGACTTAGAATTTCGGCACTTACAGTAATTTCATGGTTTTACTGCTAAAGCCAATCCTGTTCAGCTTCATCAAATCAAAGGCCGTAAAACAGCTGCTAATGGATTGTCTGATCAAGATCAGTAAGCAGACAGATAATCAGCTAGACGATGTGGCTTGTAAGTATGTTCAAGACCTGCTGTTTCCCGAGGCTCGCATTGAGAAATAAATGTGGGTTTGGGTTTGGGTTGTAATCGTGGGCTTGTCACTACTTCCATTTTTTCAATTTTTTAAGAAAGGCGATCCACATCAGCTAGCAGCTATTGCGGAGCTGGAACGTGCCATCGATAAGGATCTGCTTGATGATGAGGCGGAATGGTTTTCTATGTGGAAGACCAGCGGCATTCATCAGGAGGTTTATGGCGTTCCCTATTACAACCAGTTGGATAGCCCTACCGGCTACGGCTATCGGGAGTGTTTTGACTCTGCTGCTGCCATGGTTGTAGCGTTCCACCATCGGGTAAAAAGCCAGGACGCTTACCGGCAAGTACGCCGAAAGTTTGGTGATACAACCGAAGTTCATGCCCAGGTGTCTGCGTTGAGATCACTGGGTCTTGACGCTGAGTTCCGCAAGAACACAAGAGTTGAGGACATTGAGATTGAGATTGATGCTGGCAGGCCGTTAATGGTTGGCTGGTTGCATAAAGGTGATTTCTCAGAAGGGAAGCCAGCAGTATGCGACAACGATGGCTGTGGTCATTGGAGCGTAATTATTGGCTATGACAAGGATGATTTCATTGCCATGGATCCGATGGGTTTACCAGACATGGAACATGGCGGCCATAACACTAAAAAATCAGGGGAGCGAATCAGGATGTCACGGTCTGCTTTCTACCAACGATTCTCGATCGAAGGCGAAGCAAGCGGCTGGGCCATATTTGTTGATCGATGAATTGGGGTTATATCAGTGCTTTTTGGACAACAGTCGTTATGAACTGTGTTCAACCTGTGAATTGGCAAGCTTGTTTACCAGTGCAGGACTGGTTCTTCCCGGCTATAGGTGATTACATACGGTTCAAGACAGAGGAGCCTTATGCCTCCGAAAAACGAGCCATCCGAGCCATCAGCAGAGTGGATGCTCGTTGAGCAAAGCGCAGGTTTAGGGTTCTTCTTTAAGTCCAGCACGTTGCCGTCGTTTAGCAGCACGTCCAGCAATTCTTGCTTCTACGGAGTTCTGCCATTCTTGCTTGTCTTGGATCAAAGCTTGCTCGTAGGTTTCAAGGCTATTTTCGCTAGCAATATGGTCATAAATGATTTCACGCATTAAAGAGGATGGTTTAACGTTTTTTTCTGCCGCTTCAAGCAAGAACAACGCACCACGATTTGGGTCTAACAACACTTGAACGTAAATACGTTTGCCGTGATTACTTGCCATCAAACGGCACAATAGTACAGTAATGTTACCATGTTACTGAGTTGTCAACCTTCTTCTCCCAAGCCTTGGCTTGTGCTGATCGAGCGGAAGATCTTTGACGGCTTGAACCTGCCCTAATTTTCCTAGCTCCCTCTAGAAACATTGCAGCCCTTTCGATGTCAGCAGTCGCAGCTAGCCGAACTGCTGTGTATAGACGATCCAGCATGAGCTGGCGTCCTGATTTTGGTAGAGGCATCAGCCATCGCTCCAGCAAGCGTTTGATGGAACGTTATCTCATTATTCTCTGTTAGTACAATCCATGTGTTTTTACGGCAAAAGATTTTAAGTTTCAAGCTTGCTGCGACAGTTTTTTAATCCAAACAAAATCTTCCATTGGTGAAGTGGTCATGACACTTACATCAACTCCGCACGAAAGGGCTGCAGAGACCTGCGCTTGAAAGTAGTAAGGGTCAGTTTCGTAAGTTACTTGTTCTACTGACAGGGGCTTGTGCTCCTCGTCATAGGAAGTAAATCGAGCAATAGCCAGTGGGAAGCAATCGTCATCATTATCGACCTGACAGTAGTAAAGATTAATTTTTTGCGGCACGAAGACTAGCTCCTGAAAACTCCGCGAAGACTGATGCCACAACGCTTTCAGCTTGATAGCGCCCAAGAAGATGACCACAGCGCTTGCGAACTCTGACAACAGCTTTGTTGTAATCATCGGGAGTAATATTGAAACTTGTTTGAGAGTTAAGGATCAGGTCACGAAGTAATTCAGACCGTTTAAGGCCCATGCTTTCTGCTTGATCAGAAAGACGTTTGGCGACTTCTTCCGGGAGGTGGGTTTCGACTCTTTTCATGGCGTGATTTTACGGGTTTCTTTTTGGATTTATTGGATTTGTTGGACGATTTAACTCTTGGATTGGAGCGTACCGAAGCAACAGTTTCAAGGTAACCCGGAGGATCAGGGATGCCAGCGTTGCTAAGAATTTCGCTCCAGTTCACAACGGGTCTCTCGCGCGTATAGATGCTGTAGGTGTCCCAACCGCCCCAAATGCTAGTGATAGCAATGGAAGAAGGTTGGGACAGGGGGTTGGGACAGTTAGATTTGTCCCAGCTCTTCCGCTCCAATCTCAACCTCAATAGAACCCTCAGAAAGGTTGGGACAGGATAGGGGTGTCCCAGTCTTGTGTCCCACCTCAGATACCGTTCCAGCACTAGCATCTACCCCTGGTTGGGACACTTTCTGACCCTCTCCACGCGCGAGTATTGCTTTATAAGAGTTGATTTGTTGTTTGGAGCGGGACTTATCTGAGGCACATAAGACAGAATGCAGAAGAGGTCCAGGATCTGCAGCTTTTGCGGGAGTGAAAGGGGTACGCGTGACTAAGCCTCGTTTTTCTAATCGTTGGAGCGATTTGCGAATAGCGGCTGTTTTGCCATTGATGAGTGGGTCGTAAAACAGATCTTCAATTGTGCGTGATTCGGGGTGAACAATCCTGAGCTTTTGCAGGACACGATCAGCAACGGAAGCAGGAGACGTGTTGTTTTCGTTGATGGCAGGAGTGAAGTCGCTAATGGTGAAGGACAGATCATCCTGCATCTGCATGACCAACTGGGTGTCCATACGGCCTGAGCGTGACTTTTCAATGGTTATGAGACGG